ACTCATTTCCCTCTTACGATTCGTTGAGGATCCTGACGATGAGATTGAGGCTTTAAACGAAGAGAAACAGGACAATGCTGGTAACCCTGGCTTATTCTTTAACAAAGTTAATACTAAACCAGAGGAAGAGGTAGCAGATGGACAACAAGGACTACTGGACCCAGAGAAAGGCTAATCTCATCTATGAGCAGATGGATAAGGCTGAGAAGCAAGCAGATAAGTTTGACAAGGTCTACGAAGAAGCTAAGGCTTACCTTGATAAAGAAATAAATAAAATCTTTGATAAATTTCAGCGTGACTATGGCTTGAGTGAGAATGTAGCACGGCAGGTCTTAAAAACCATGAAGGACAAGAAAGGCCTTGCCAATCTACGCAGAATGCTCGAAGCTAGACCGAACGACCCAAACATACAACGTTTGCTGGCAGATTTAGACAGTCCAGCTTATACCTATCGTATGAAGCGGTTAGAGCGCTTAAGTGCTGACTTGGATTTGATGCGTGAGTCTATCTATCATTCTGAGAAGAAAGGCTCAGATTCATTTTACAGCGACTTGATAAAGGATAGCTACTACAAGGCTACCTTTGACTTGCAGCAGCAGACAGGACTTGCTTATAGCTTCTCCGACTTACCTGAAACAGAAATCAAACGTCTACAAGGTCTAAAGTGGACAGGAGAGGCCTATTCGGACAGGATATGGTCAAACACTGGGGCGCTTGCATCAAGTGTGAAAGACGAGCTTTTATTAAGTCTTATGACTGGTCGAAGCGTAAGAGATACATCTCAAGCCATCGCTGAACGTTTTGAGGTCGGCAAAGGCAAAGCTAGACGTTTGGTTCGGACGGAATCAGCGTTCTTTCACAATCAAATGGAACTGCTCAGCTATGAAGATGCCGAGGTTACAAAGTACAAATTTGTAGCCGTACTTGATAAACGGACATCGCATATCTGTCAACAGCACGACAATAAGGTTTATAACACAGACGAGGCCGTTCCTGGCGTGAATTACCCGCCTCTACATCCGTGGTGTAGGTCTACGACCATCGCACACGATGATGATATCGACTACAGCAAGTTAGAACGTAGGGCAAGAAATCCTGAAACTGGTAAAGTTGAGTACGTTTCTGCTGATATGAGTTATAAAGAGTGGTACGATAAATACGTTGCAAAAGACAAAGGAAAGAGTTATAATCAGAACGTGAACACGATTGACTTAATGGCTAAACAACGGTCTTTCACAGTCGGGAATGATATTAGAGTTAAAACAAAGAAATTGACTGGAACGGATTTTGATTTTTGGGTACAAGATGACACAAAGAAAATACGAGATTCGGTTTTAAATGTTAATACTATTTTTCAAGAACTGGACTCCTATAAGAAACCAACTGTTGTATTTTTGAAAAAATCGAGACTTCCTGGTTTAGCGGGGTATGATTATAAACAAGACACTTTGTTTATAAGCGATGATTTCCATTCTGAAAAAGAATTCAAAGAAATTTTATCAGATGGATTTTTTGCTTCAAAAAACATCAGAGATGCGCTTATTCATGAGTTGACTCATAAAAAACATTGGGATTCTGCTAAAGCATTTTACAAAGCCAACAAAAAGCGGTATAATAGTGTCGAACAAGCAATGTCTGAATTAAATTCCCCATTAGTGTCATATGTCAAGGAACAATTGAAACATGACTATAATTATCTTTATAGTATTAGCGATAATGCAGCTATTGCGTTTTACAACGATAACGTTAATGAGTTGGTTGCTGAAGTCGGGGTATTGGGAGATAAGGTTACAGACACAAATCTATTAAATAAAGTCAAGGAGGTTCTATCATGGAAGTAATGGCTATGCCTAGCAAAGAAGTTTTGATTTTTACAAAACAAATCCGCCACTGGATTGTTGGCGATAAAACTATTTCAGGAAAAAAACAATTTATTTTCCGTGAGGACACTCCTTCTGAAATCTTAAAACTTTATCAAGATATAAAACCAAAACTTGAATTTGCTTATTAACAATCAAAAGCACCTAGAGAAATCTAAGTGCTTTTTTCATGCTCAGAAAGGAGGAACTTATGTTCATTTGGGAATGGGTATCAATCGCTTTTGGTTGGTTGGTATTTTTATTACTGGTATCTTTTATCTTTTTGTTTATCAAAAACTTAAACAAAGAGCTTAAGAAAAGAAAGTAGGTGATCCGACATCTTGACTGGTAGGAATAGACTGCTATAAATCACTGTAAATTGCTATAAACCGTATCAGAATTAATGCGGTTTTTGTATTTAAGAAAAGGAGAAACTGTGAAAGTCAAAGAACTTGCTGAACTTGTAGGAGAAGGAACATACTTCAATGTAACCAGTGGCGAAAAATGGCTAGAGGGTGAGCATTCAGTAGATTTTTTGAATTGTGAACTAGAAATAAAAAATATTTCCGTTTCTGCTTGTTCAACTATGATTATCGAAACATAACCGTATATAACCTATGCGGTTTTTATATTGTCCGAGCATTGATGACAAAAAAAGCCATGGAATTATATAGTCGGGGACGACTTTAAAAATAGGAGGTTCGTAATGAACGAAGAAACACAAACAGTCGAAGTCGAAACGGTTGAAGCTCAAGGGGTGCCTGCAGAACCTACTATCGAGGAGCAACCGCAAGACGAGAAGAAGTACACAGATGCAGACGTTGATGAAATCATCAATAAAAAGTTTGCTAAGTGGAAATCAGAGCAAGAAGCTAAAGAAAACGAAGCAAAGAAACTTGCCAAAATGAACGCTGACGAGAAACAGAAATATCAGTTAGATCAGCGTGAGCAAGAACTAGCTAACCGTGAACAGGTGCTTGCTCGTAAAGAATTGACCGCAGAAGCTAAGACAATGCTGAGTGAACGTGGCTTGCCAATTGAATTAGTGAACGTGATTGATTTGTCGAACGCAGAAACAGTGACCGATTCGGTTGCAAGTATTCAGAAATCGTGGGAAGAAGCAGTTCAGAAAGGAATTGCTGAGCGTACAAAAGGCGGAGCACCTATCAAGACTGCGCCACAACAATCAACAGAGCTTACCAAAGCTCAATTTTACAGAATGACCCATGCAGAAAAGGCAAATTTAAAACAGACAAACCCTGAACTGTATGATTCATTTTTGAATTAGAAGAAGGAGAATTTAAAAAATGACACAAACTAAAATTGCTAATCTAGTAAATCCTCAAGTTATGGGGGATATGGTAGCTGCTAAGTTACCTAAAAAACTACGTGTTGCACCATTTGCAACAATTGACCGTACTTTGGTCGGTGTACCTGGTAACACAATCACAGTACCATCTTACACATACATTGGTGATGCAGAAGACGTAAATGAAGGAGTAGAGGCTGGAGTAGTTACTCTTGGTACTTCTACTAAGACTGCTACAATCAAAAAAGCAATGAAGGCAGTAGAATTGACCGACGAGGCAGTTCTTTCTGGCTATGGCGATCCAGTAGGTAATGCTGAGAACCAACTTGCACTTGCAGTTGCATCTAAAATCGACAACGATGCCTTGGATGCTCTTTTGGCAACAAACACTCGTAAATACGACTCTAAAACTAAAGCAATCAGCTATGACGTTATCGTGGATGCTATTGATTTGTTTGAAGAAGAAATCAATACAGAAAAAGTTATGTTTGTTAACCCTAAACAAGTCACAACATTGCGTAAGGATCCTAACTTCATTTCAGCTGATAAATATCCAGCTAACGTAATCATGACTGGGGAAATTGGTACAATCGCTAACACTCGCATCGTTCCAACTAAGAAAGTCAAACTTGATACAACTAGTGCATTTTACACTTGCCCTATCATCAAACTTACACATGACGACGAAACTGAACAAGACACTGCAGCATTGACTGTTTACCTCAAACGTGACCCAAACATCGAAGTTGACCGTAAGTCATTGAAACGTACTACTGAAATCTCAATTGACGAGTTCTACACAGTAGCTGTTTCTGACGACTCTAAAGTAGTGCTTGCGGACATTAAGAAATAATGAAAGTTAAAGCTATACAATCATTCAATGACTGGGAAGCTGGGATTAGACGACTAGAGAATGAAGTCTTTGAAATTACGGACGAGCGCTTTGAAGTACTTGAAAATAATTTAAAGGTTAGCTTTGGTGTGTCTATTTCGGATATCATTAAAATCATTGAAAAAGAAACCGAAACACAAGGAGACGAGACGACTCCTTTAGATTAGGAGGTCTTATGGAACTTGAAAAATTAAAAATGTTAACAGGCGAGAGCGACGAGGCAGTCCTCTCGCTTTTAATTTTACGGGCTGAAAATATTATCTTATCTGAAACTAACCGAGACAAACTAACACCCACCCTTGAAAGACTTATCCCAGAGCTTGTAATCGAGCTCTACAACCGTTCAGGGAGCGAAGGAGAGCAATCTAGGAGCGAGGGTGGTATATCTGTTACCTACTCTGACAACGGGTTGTCTACGGGCGTTTTACAGCGTGTACGAATGCATAGGTTAGCAAGGGTGGCTGGTCATGTTTTTGAAAAAGAATAGACTGAAACCCTACCCTCTCAGACGGTTTAAAAAAACTGTATCGGACGAGGGCGTTGTTAAAGAAGGATATGCGGACGAGGTTGAGGAAGTACGTCTTGAGTTGTGGCCAGCGACTAGTAAGCTACAATCTGAGATTTATGGCGACCGTGTCAACGATATCCTGAATGCGAATGCGAGCAAGGATGCAAACATCAATGTCAAAGATGGTGTTTGTATCGATAGCAAGACAGAGGTCACGCATCGGGTTATCTCAAAGAAAGTATACAGTCAACATCAAGTCTTGGAGGTAGAACGTGTCAGAGCTTCTAGGGGCAGATAGGCTCATCGCTAAGTGCCGTAAATTGTACGGTGCAAAAGCGACTGATATTACTAGACAAGCTGTCTTGCATGCTTCTAAGACCATTGTTCAGGCGGATGCTAAACTAAGAGCACCAGCGAATGGGGGCGAGCTAAAAAATAGTATCAAAGCAAGGGTTAAAGTTGAGGGCGACCGAGTTTTTGGCGAGGTTTACACAAATCTACACTATGCTCCATATGTTGAGTTTGGAACAGGTCCCAAAGGACTAGCTAATCATTCGGGTATATCGCCCGATGTGAATGTGTCTTATCGTTCTAGCCCATGGTTCGTGCATGAAGACCAGATTGACGTAGGACCTTACCACTTCCAAAAAACGGGAGAGTTCTATAAGATGTATGGTCAGCCAGCACAACCGTACTTGTACCCCGCTTTGAAAGAAAATCACGACCGCATATCGAACAACATTTCAAAATACGTTAGTAGAAAGATTAGAGAACAGATAATATGATCAATATTAAGCCAGTTATTTATAAAGAATTGCAAAAGGTCGCAGATAATGTGACCGACACTTATCCAAGCGATTGGGAGCACTTCCCAGTCGTTATTTTTTTGGAAGAACAAAACAAGCCAGGCGACTGGTTCGACGACAAAGAACAAAAGACAACAATCCGATATAAGGTTGATATCTTTGACAATGATAGCACTAGCAACCTCGCAGTTAAAATCAATGAGATTTTCGCTTCATTAGGCCTGCGTAGGATTGAAAGTCAAGATATCCCTGACCCCTCTCATTTGAGGCATAAATTGATGAGATTTGAAGGCATTGTCGACCTTGACTCTGAGCTTGTTTATCAATACAGAATGGAGAATTAATACATGTTAGCAAACGGAATTACGCTGTCTTATGGAACAGCTAAAGGAACTTATACCAAACTTGCAGGACTAAAAGAAGTGCCTGAATTCGGTATTGAACCTGAAAAGGTTGAAAATACCACCCTCGAAGATAAAGTTAAAAAATATGAATTCGGTATTGGCGATGCTGGGGAACTTGAGTACAAGTTCGCATACAAGAACGATGGTGCAGATGCTCCTTATCGTATTTTGCGTAACGCAGCAGACAACAAGACTAAACTCTTCTTTGAACAGGCTTACCCAGACGGTACCAAGGTTAAATTTGAAGGTCAAGTATCTGTCAAACTTGGCGGTGGTGGTGTGAACTCTGTTATTGAGTTTACTCTGAAGATTGCATTGCAATCTGAACTTGAATTTACAGACGGAATTGGAGGTTAATTAAATGGCTCTACCATATTCGACATGGAAGGTCAGTGAGGACAAGGAGTTAAAACTCCGCCTTACTTCCTTGCAAGGGACTAAAGTTGAAGAAAAAATTGGGGCTAACTTGATAAAAGTGTTTATGCCTGAAGACGGAGAAGAGTTCCCACT